TCCAAAAGATAACGAATGACCAAACGACGGCTGTAGATAATAATTTGATGAGAGCCAACGACCCACGCATGCCATTGTTTAACGACAAGAAGTCAAGCGTATCGTTTGGTAAAGGCAAGTAAATTTGATTAATTATTAGGAGTATTTAAATGGCTTATCCAACAGTAAGCGCTCCATATGGTTTTAAACCAGTTAACCGTCAAGACGGCATGCCATACGCTGGCGCTACTACACAATACGTAGTCGCTTCTAGCAATGCTGCTATCTACAACGGCGATCTAGTTCTTATTACCGATGGGCAAATTGTTAAATCAACAGTAACAAACGACGCATCAAACGTTAGCACACAAACAGCTGGTGTATTTGTAGGTTGCCAGTACGTAAACACTCAAGGCCAAACAGTTCAGTCACAGTATTACCCAGGTAACGCTGCAGCCTCTTCTCCAGTTGCTTATGTAGTTGTTGACGGTAACGCGGCATTTAAAGCTGTTGTTACAGATGGTGCAAACGTTTCTTCAACAACACTAGGCGCTATTGGCGTAAACGTTCAAGTTGTTCAAGGTGCGGGTTCTGCAACTACTGGTAACTCAGGTGTCTCTATCTTGGCCCCATCAAGTGGCTCAGGTAACGCATCTACATTGCCAGCTAAGGTAATTGCAGTTGTTCCAGAAACAGCTATTAACGCAACTAACTTCCGCGAAGTTTTGGTTGTTTTGACTAACCCACAGTTGACCGGCTCTGCTGGTAACGTATTCGCATAAGGAGCTAGATAATGGCTATTTCACGCGCACAACTCTTAAAAGAGCTATTACCAGGATTGAACGCATTGTTCGGACTTGAGTACGCAACATACGGTGAGCAACATAAAGAAATCTACGATACAGAAACTTCTGAGCGTTCGTTCGAAGAAGAGACTAAGTTGTCAGGCTTCAGTGCTGCTCCAGTAAAGAACGAAGGTTCTGCTTTGTCATATGACAACGCGCAAGAAGCTTTCACAGCTCGCTACACACACGAGACAATTGCAATGGGCTTCAGCTTAACTGAAGAAGCTATTGAAGATAACTTGTATGACAGCTTGTCTGCTCGCTACACAAGAGCATTAGCTCGCTCTATGGCCTACACAAAGCAAGTAAAAGCTGCTAACGTGTTAAATACAGGCTTTACAGCAACTGGCGGTGACGGCGTTGCATTGTTCTCTACACAGCACCCGTTAATCTCTGGTGGCGTAAACAGCAACACTCCTTCTACTCAAGCTGACTTGAACGAAACTTCATTGGAAAATGCTGTTATTCAAATCGCTGCTTGGACAGATGAGCGTGGTCTTTTGATCGCTGCTAAGCCACGTAAGCTAATCGTTCCACCTGCATTGCAATTCGTTGCAACACGCTTGTTGGAAACTGAACTTCGTGTAGGCACAGCCGATAACGACATCAACGCGATTAAGAACAACGGTTCTATCCCAGGTGGTTACACAGTAAACAACTACTTGACAGATAGCAACGCATGGTTCTTGTGCACTGATGTACCTAACGGTATGAAGCACTTTGTTCGTACACCTATGTCTACAGGCATGGACGGTGACTTTGACACTGGTAACGTACGTTACAAGGCTCGTGAGCGTTATTCATTTGGCTATTCAGACCCACTAGGTATGTTTGGTTCATCTGGCGCTTAAGCACCACTCCACCTTTACCGGGTAAAACTGGTTTTGGTTGAAGAGCCCCACCTAAGACGTGGGGTTTTTCTTTTACTTGTAAAATATATTATGGATAAAAAACAGGTAATGACACATGTTTGCAAAGAATATATGCTTATAATCAAATGGTTAGGTACGATTTTGTGCTTAAGTGGTATTGGGCTAACAAGCTTTAATATATATCCGATTAATATAGTGCTTAGCCTTATAGGCAGTGTATTGTGGACTTTCGCAGGTTGGGCTCAGAAAGATACTCCATTATTTTTAGTTGAGCTCGTTGCTGTAATTTTTTATATAGCCGGAATAATTACCATTTTCAAATAAGGTTGAATATGAGCACTATTATTGGTGACTGGACTAGAAAGATTATTGTTACTGATAGTCAAGTATCAGATGATGACTCAGATACAAAAAACTTTGAAAACGAAAAAGTATTTAGAGTACCTCAAGGACTACTTGCAGGTGCAGGTGACTTTATAAGTATTCAGACGGTTGTTGATTACTTCAGAGATGGTAAAAAAGGTAAAGCGCCAATTATCAAAGATGTCGATGATGCCGATTTCATGCTTTTGACAAACGAAGGATTATTCGTTTCTGGTAAAGACCTAAGATTTCAAAAAGTCCCAACTTATGAGGCTTTAGGTAGTGGCACAATGGCTGTTTTATCTGTTATGGTTTTAGGACATACAGCCGAAGAGGCTTGTTGGGCAGCTACGCAGAGTGACCTGTATTCAGGTGGGGATATACGAGTTTATTCTTTAGATAGCAAAGAGTTTACTGTTTGGAGCCGTAATGCCGTATAAAGACCCAGAAGTAAGGAAGGCAAAGCACGCAGAGTACTCAAAAGCGTACTATGAAAAAAATAAAAAAGAAGTAATACGGAAAGTGCGCGCGAGAAGAAAAGCACATAAAGAATGGTTTGTAAGCTATAAGGAACAACTTAGCTGTACGATTTGTGGAGAATCCCGCCCTGCAACCTTAGATTTTCACCACGTTACCCCCGTAGATGAAGACCAAAAAGTAAACGAGCTAGTTAAAGACGGGCACTGTTGGCCCAAGATTATGAGAGAAATAGAAAAATGTATAGTGCTTTGTGCAAACTGCCATAGGATTCATCACTATGATGAACGACAAGAAAAAAAGAATAAAAAACTTGCAACTTCTTTAAAATAGAGTAATATTACTGAAACCGGGAATAATCCGGCTTATTAGACTGCCCCGGCAGACGCATACAAGACTAATAAGCTTATCTTTGTATGAAGGACAATTTATCATGGCAAAAACCACATTCAGCGGCCCAGTCGTATCTCAGAACGGCTTTATTCTTCCCGTATTAACAACAACTCAAGTTAACGCAATCGTTAACCCACAAACTGGTTTGATGGTATTTAACAGCACAACAAATGCTGTTACGTATTACGACGGTTTAGCTTGGGTATAAGGATAAAATCATGGGACAAACCACATTTAGCGGACCAGTAAAGTCCGACGGTGGGTTCATTGAGAACTCATTTTCAACAGCAGAGCGTGATGCTTTAACACCTGTTACAGGCTTGTTGATTTACAACACAAACACTAATATTTACGAAGTATATGGTAATTCTGGCTGGCAAGAAGCGTTTGCACCTCCTGGCCCAGCACCATTACCAGGAGTGGCATATTCTGTTGCGAACGGTGATTGGCCTGCAGGCGTTAATGGTTTTAGCGGCGGTGTTAGTTGGGGTGGCGGATTTAACCTAGAGTTAGATTATTCCGCAAGTATTTCGCCAGCGGCATTGGCCACATTTAACGCCTTAACAACTGGTTCAACAATTGTTATTACTACAGCAGACGGACAGACACACTACGTTGTAGTGACTAGCGCCACATTTAATACTAACGGCACAACAAACTGGGTATTCCTTGACACAGGAAACCCATCTGGGTACGGTCCTGGCTCACCAGACCTTGTAATTGCCATAAACGTTTACTAAACAAATAAGAGGGGCTTCGGCCCCTCACTAAAAGGATTTAATTATGGCAATGCAATATGACGTAAAATCGGTAGCTCTAGCTCAAGGTGACCAGTTTAATGAAAGAATCCGAATAAAAGGTCTTTTGATTACTTGCCCGACAAATGGAACTATTGTTCTAATGGACCGTGATCCAGAGGGCAATCTAACCAACTACTTATTTCAGATAACTAGCCCGACGGTACAAATTGCAACATTTATTCCTATCCCTGGCGAGGGTATTTTGGCTAATAGCCTTTATGTGGTTAACCTAAATAATTCTAAAGTAACGATGTTCTATGGCTAAGAAAAAAGGCGTCTCTCTCGCAGTAGGTCGTGGTGAGAAGCTACCAGTCTCGAAAGGGGCTGGTCTTACCGCTAAAGGCCGTGCTAAATATAACGCCGCTACAGGATCTAATCTAAAGGCCCCACAGCCTGAAGGTGGTCCACGTAAGAAGTCATTCTGTGCGCGTATGTCGGGCATGCCTGGTCCTATGAAAGATGAAAACGGTAAGCCAACTCGTAAGGCAGCCTCTTTAAAAAGGTGGAAGTGCTAAATGAGTGAGTTAATGGAACAGGCTAGAGAATTAGCCACGCACGCATCGGAAATTAGGCATCTACAGGACGACATGGATAAGCTTGTTAAAGATATGGAAGAAGTAAAAAAATCTTTATCTGAAATTAACAAGACCCTTTCCGAAGCTAGAGGTGGCTGGAAAACCTTGATGGCTATAGGTGGAGCGGTTAGTTTTGTAACAGGTATTGCCGGTTTTATTGCCGGTTATTGGGGTCAAAAATAATTTAAAGGAACTAATATGAAAAAGACAAATCCATTTATGGAAATGATTGCTAAGAAAAAAGAAGCTGCTGCTAAGAAAGACGCACCAGTTAAAAAAATGGCTAAAGGTGGTGGTATCGAGTCTAAGGGTAAAACCAAAGGCAAGATTGTTAAGATGGCTAAAGGCGGAAAGGCTTGCTAATATGAAACATGACGACGTTAAACAAGACATGCCCATGATGAAAAAAGTGGCAAAAGCTGAAGTTAAAGCGCATGAGGAATCAGTGCACAAAATGGCTAAAGGCGGCGTTACCCGTGCAGACGGATGCGTAACTAAAGGTCATACAAAAGGAAAGATGGTGTAATCATGGCTGATAAAGAACTCGACAAAGCCAACAAAGGCTACAAACAGCATTACGAAGACGAAGCTAAACAAAACGAAGAAACACGTGAATTGGTGGCTAAACCAGCTCGTGCTGTTGTTAATGCGGTTAAAGAAAACCTTGAACAAGGCGCTAAAGAACATCAGGCACCTAAACCCCGTATGAATCTTGGTAAGCTGCCTGGAAAAGCCGCTGATAAAAAGCTTGGACTCGACGGCTACAACGATATGGAAAAGAATAACGCTGCTATTTTCTTACGTAAAGGCTTCAGTGATGAAGACGCTAAAGAAATGGCAAAGCAAAAAGCTTTTAAATCAGGCGGTTCAATTAAATCTTCAGCTTCTAAACGTGCAGATGGCATAGCCATTCGCGGAAAGACAAGAGCTTAATATGAGACCTAGTCGTGGTATGGGAGACATTAACCCAAGCAAGATGCCTACAGGGAAAAAGAAAGCCCGTAGGGATGATACTGACTTCACGCAATACGCTGAAGGTGGTAAAGTTAATGCTGCTGGGAACTATACTAAGCCTAGCCTACGTAAGCGTATTGTCTCTCAGGTAAAAGCTGCTGCAACGCATGGTACTGGGGCTGGTCAATGGTCAGCTCGTAAAGCGCAACTAGTAGCTAAAAAGTATAAAGCAGCTGGTGGGGGATACAAATGATTGAATGGTTAAAAAGGCTAATTTATGGCACTAGCAAAGTCGCAGAAGTCCCTGAAAGCGTGGGGCAACCAGAAGTGG